TGGTAGTGTCTAAGTCGGCATGTCCTGCGGAATACAATGACCAATGATAGTTAAACAGTCCTTCTTTCTTGTTTAACCAATTCATACTTTCCATGCTAGGATAAGGAATACGTGAACTTTCTACATATTCTTCATGCTGTTGTTTGCCTACAAAAGTTGCATAGAAACCACTAAGTGCAGGAAGGAAGTGTGCATAATCTTGTTGTGCTTCTGTAAGATCGGTATTCATGTATTACTTACTCTGTGCTGGAAGTATATAAGAGTACTGTGCTAAGCCGCTGTCTACCTTAATTTGCATTGCACCTTGATCTGAAATGCTCATAGTAACGTCACCGCTAAGATTTAAAATTGCTTGCACTTCATTTACAGGCCAAGCCCATTTATGACTTAACGAACCATTTACTGCGTTTTGGAATACAAACTCGCCGTAGTGTGTACCTTCATCACCAAAACTAAACACTAAGTCAGTTACACCGCCTGTTTCGCGAGTCTCAACATTAAAATTAGGTTCTTCAGTAAAACCTGCTGTCATAAGTTTCATTCTTTGAATTGAAGCTATACTTGGTGTAAATTCAACATTCCAAGTTGCACCTTTAAACTTAACAGTTTTTAGTTTTTCTTCAATGATTGCTTGGTTCATAAAGCGATAATCATTTTTAAAGTCACCTGCGTTACTTTCAAAGTGAATGTGCGTTGGAATAGTTTCACCATTGCGTTCACCGCTTACTACATTAATCTTAGCATCTTTTTGATACTCTGGATTCTTTAAGTGTAGTGCTAGTTTATCTAAATTTGGCATACCAAATGTACTTGTAAATTCTGCTACAGATGCATGTGTTTCTGCACTTAAAATTACAGATCTATTCTCTGCCATACTATCGATTGTTGTTGTTTCATCATTACCAATTTTCACTAGCGATAAAAAGCCTAGCGAATGTGTATGTGCAACGATGTCTTGTAAAATGTCTTTCATATGTTTTCTCCTATTTCAAGTTTTATTATATTATCATTATTCAAAGAAGTCAAGTAGTTTTCTACACTATATTTAGGTTTAAAGCCAAGTGACTTAATTTTTTCCATATTCGCACAAGTCCAAATGCGTTCATATGGGGTATTTAGGCGGACAGGAAGATTTGGTGCAAAGTCTGATATCCTATATGGAAATCCTGTACCAATGTCGATTGTTCCTGTATACTTACTTTTCATACACAATTCTATAGCATCACATAAATCGTCTATATGTATAAAGTCTCTATAGTGTGTTGTTGTATATTCTAATTCATTATCGATTAGTTTTTGTAAAAACATACCTGGTCTTGGAGTACTAGAATATACTGTATGAAATCTCATTCCCAATGTATTATGGTATCTTTCAGCGGCTTCTTCCATAATATACTTACTTGCGGCATAAGGGTTTAAATCGGGCTCGTAGGCGCTACTAGAGCTTGCATAAAGCACTCTTGTGTTAGGATAACGTTCAAACAAGCGTTTACTTACTTCTACGTTATTACGCCAGTATCCTGCAGGATCTTTAATACTTTCACGTACTCCGCTTTTACCTGCTAAATGAATAATTAAATCAAATTCTTCTTTAAGATCAATATCGTATAAATCTTGTCCGTCTTTTAAATCAAAACATACTACACTATTGTTCTTAGTGAGTCTTTTTAATAATCGACTACCTATAAATCCTCTATGTCCTGTAAGCATTATATGCATTTTAATTTCTCCCAAGTATCTTGCCAACCGGTAACTTGATGTGAAAACCCTAATTGCCTGTCCTTTAGTGCATCTGCTAATGGCTTATCATTGCCGCCGTCAAACATTGCATCACCGTAGAAATGTATTGTGTCATTTTTTTCAAAGTCTCTTAGTATTTGCGACTTATCTGCACCACGAGGCCCAATATCAATCCCAGTGTCTCCTCCTACAGTTGCTTGTAGATTTGAAAAAGCCATATTAAACCTATCAGCAATAATGCTTCTTTCTCCGTGTTCTTGTTCGTATCTTACATACTTTCCTCTATCAATCAAATCAGCATTACGACCAACAATACTAAAGTTAACCATACCAGTACGTTGTTCAATATGATTACCAGTACGTATGTTAAAGTCACTTTCTTCTAACTTATCTTGTAACCAAGTGTATGCATGGGTTGGTAATGTCCATTCACTTTTAAGTATACTATTGTCACCTTCCCAAACATCACTGCCTGAACAGTTGTAAACACGTTTTGCAAGATTATATATCTTTTCAGTTATCTGTTCAACAGTCTTAGGTTTATCACTACCTGTAACAAGATACACATCATTATGTCGACAAAATGCATTAAAGAATATTTTAAATTCTGTATCAATTAATCCGCGGCTTGGTGTTAGTGTGCCGTCTACATCAAATATAAACTTATTCACAAACTCTTCTCCTTAGATCACTCGAGCTAAAACGATGATCTCTTTTATTAAAATGTAAATCTATTTCACGTTTGCGACAAATATCTTTGCCTGTAAAATCTTTATCGCGATATTCTTCTCCAAGTATTCGTACATCAATTGGGTACATACTAAGAATATCTTCTAAATCAGTTTCTGTGCCGTATGGAATAATTTCATCCACATATTCAACACCTTTTAATTGGGTGTAGCGTTCCACAACAGTTTGTATAGGAGCGTTCTTATCTTTACGATCTTGACTAGGATCAACCTGCAATCCACAGATTAAATAATCACATTGCTCTTTAGCTTCACGTAACATAATTACATGCCCTGCATGTAATAAATCAAATGTACTACAAGTAAATCCTACTATCATTTGTGATTCCTCTTACCATCAAATACACATATAAAGTACATGCCGGTATCGCGGGCTGCATGTACTCGATGAAACGCACCATCTGGAATTAAAACTATGTCACCAGCCCGGACATCAAATGTTTCATCAGCTAGATCCATCTTGCCCCAGCCAGTAATAAAGTGATATACTTCTTCCTGTCCAGCATGTGAATGACCAGATGTACTTTGTTGCTTGTGCAAACGTGTTGAACTAACTACTAATCCATTAAGAGTAGTATTGTCTACTACTGTATATCGTTCGTCTTGTTTAACAACTTTGCCGCCTATGTCACTTATGCTAACTTTCATATTACTCTCCAAATTCAAATAGACTACCAAATGTTGTGTTTTGCTTTGTATCCTCTAGCGGATAGTTAAGCACACCAATTAAGTTATCTAGTTTATTATCGATAATAGTTTCTGCCATTGCTGAATCATCAAACGGCAGTTCTTTAAACCAATCCGGAATACGCAATTCATCTGTTGGATAAGCAACACTTGTATAGCCTAGCGGATTTTGTTTTAGTTTACAAACAATAACTTTCATTCCGTCAACAACTTCTTGTGAATATTTGTCTCCGTTCATACGCTTCAATGTATTCCAATTGATACTTGCTCTAACGTGTCCAGGCATGTTTGCTTTGCCTTGTTTTTCTTCTAGTCGACGATAGTGTCCAACTTTATTTGCACGTTTAGGTGAACCTTTCTCCCAACCAGGTCTTTCACTAAACTCCTTACGGAACTCTGTAATACGTTGCAAAACATCTGCTTGTGGAGCATCTGTTAGTACCATATGTAATAGTTCACTTAGAAACTCTTGCATAAACACAGGTGTATCTGATCGACGTAAGTCTAAGCCCATTGCTTTTACTTTACCTGGCTTACCGTCAGTGTCACTTCTAAAGCCTTCAATGTCATACACTAATGCCGCATAACGTTTCTTAGTAATAAACAATCCGCTTTCTGCAACAATTTCTCTACCTGCCGCAATAACATCTGAACGACTCTTTGGACAATGAAATGCTCTTTGCATAAACTCCGGAAACGTTTCATTTGCTGCTTCGCATACTTGGTCATATAATTTAATTACATTGTCTTTGTCCCAAGGTATTTGTCCTGCATCAATTTGTTCTTTAAGTGTAGGATATCCACTAAAGTAACAAGAGTCAGTATCACCATATATCATTGCTTCGCCTACATGATCATATGTGCCTGTAATAACTTTGTTTACTTCTGCTGACATATGCTTAACAATAGTACGTCCTGTTAGCGTAGTAGATTGTCCAATACGTTTGTCAAAGAATCTACAACCTGGATTAAGAATAGCACCATACAAACTGTTTAAGTTAATCTTTTTAACAAGTTGTCGTTTATCCCAGTACTCAATTTCAATTGCATTACCAGCATCTTTTGCTTTCTTTAATTGTGCTTGTAGTTCTTTACGTTCACTGTACCAACGCTTTAGGATACCTGGAATAACACCTTCAAACTCTGTAGTAAAGATAGTACCATTAGCACTAAGCATCCAAGGCATTTGACTATCGAATATCAACTGATACATTTCTGCACCACTTAGTGTATCTACACGCCCATCTTCCCAGTCAATAGTTAGTGGAATATCTTTACGCTTTTCCATAACTGCTTCGTATTCTTCTGTACTAAAGCGTCCTTCCCAACTACCTGCAAAGCTCTTCTTCTTTAGCCCCATATCTTCTGTTACACGAGCATCTGAAATGTCTGGACGTATTTGTCCTATAACAGTTTCTGGAGCCATATTCAATGCACGAATTACTGAAGGATATAGTGAATTTAAATCCATTGAACCTATCCACTTGTGTAAGCCCTTTTTAGGAAATGCAACATATGCACCTGCGGCTTGTGTGTTTTCTTCATCACGTTTTTTGCGATTAGGAACTTGTAAGCCTCTGTGCCACGCTTCGTTAACAATAGCTTGTTCTGTAACAGCAACAGCACCCATAGTAGTCTGTAGCATAACAGTATTAGCATGTGCAAGTTCGTTACTTAGATCAATAAATCTTAGCTTTTTGTCCAGCTTGTCCAGTAGTGCGGTATCTTGTATGTTGTATTCAATGAACTTTCTAAAGTCATTGTTATACAATTGATCCAAAGTGCCTTCATATGGAACTTTGTTCTCTCCAACTTCAATTTCGCCAATAGCATCAAGTCTATATGTGTGTCTTTCTTCATACGTATATTTACGATATAAATTCAAACTATCTAAATGCACTCTACCTATTAGGTCAAAGGTTACAGCTGATTTACCATACTTTTCATATTCACGTTTCTTAGGAAGTTGTCCCCACAAACAAAAACGTCTTGTGTCGTCTTTGCTTAATACACGACTAGTTCTATTCACAGTATACGGAATATCATATCCTTCACTGTTCCATCCACTAAGTACATCGGCATCTTCGATTAGCGTTAAGAAAGTGTCAATCATTTGACCTTCTTTTTCAAATAACATTACATTGTCAATGCCTTCAAGTGTTTTTTTAGCCTGCTCCATAGTAAGTGTTTTGGGAGGTACTGCTAGACAGATCATTGTTTCCATCCACTGCAAGTACACACTTATACTTGTAATAGGCATAAACGGATCACTAGGATCAGCAAAGCCACGCTCTGGATCAAAGTCTGTCTCAATATCAAAGAATGCAACGTTTAGTTTAGGAGCATCTTGATTAAGATAGTTTTCACTTAAACATTGGAATATAGGATTAATGTCGCTTTCGAAAAGTTCTTTGTCGCGGTTAATAGCAACTTCTTTTCTAAAGTCTTTTGTGTTTTTACATACAATTCGTGTTAGCGGATCGCCATATACGCTTTTGTATTTGCCTCTAGGGTCTTTGTAATAAAATGTATATTTTGCATTATACTCACGGAACTCTCGTTTACCGTCTTTGCGTTCTACAACTCGAATGATGTCAGAATCGCGATCAAATAGTGCGTCTACGTAACTCATATGTCTCCTTCGTTGCTTATGGCCAACTTAACCTTCTACATGCCTAGCTATTGCTTTTGGCGTTGTTAATACTTATCAGAACAACAAGCCCGCAATGTAAATTACGGTTAAGCCTGCGTTCATTACAATAAGACTTTTTTCTTTCCACAGGATACCAACAAGTATCCATAAACTGTTACTGATAATGAATGCCCAAATGTATAAAGGGTAAACATTAAATGCGGCTAGAGTTGCGGCTGTTAGTAAACATATTGTTGCCAACCACGCTAACCATTGATAGGGTTTTACCACCATAGTGCGGCAACTCCATATCCAACTACATTAATAACAGCAAAATATCCTGTTAGTAACATTACCCATGCCGCTCCTCTACGTACAGCCGCATAGCATTGTGTAACTGATCCTACAAAGAAGAACGGATATATAACTAACATGTTTGGATCTGCAGCATTAAATGCCAAAGTCAAACTTGCTATAACTGTAAATATAAAACTTATTAATTCGAATCCAAAAGCAACCTTGTCACTTTTGTAACTATTAATCCAAAAGTCTTTTATTTTTTGCATTATAGTTTATCTCTTCCTACTGTAACGACTAATGTTTCTAAGTCGTCAAACTCGTCAGCAACTTTATTCCATTCACCTTTTTGTGCAATTTTAATTGCTTTATTAATTAAACTTGGTTTGATATCAAGTTCTTCTGCTACTGCTTTTACAGTATCTTTTAAACCAGCAGTTAGGTCTTCTACTTCTTGCAATACAGTTACGCCTTCATTAACAAGACGTTCTAGTTTTGCTTTCTCTTCACCGCCATAGGTACGTTCACTCATAAGTTTCTCCTTAGTTTCTCTTTATTATACATGATTTAATGCTGGTTGTCAAGTCTTTTTTGCCAGGCTTCTTCAAAACCTACTTCATATTCGTCCAAAGGAGCACCGTTGCTTCCAGATATCCACAGACGTCGAAAGTATCCATTATAACTTGATAATATTGTTGCATTAGAAGTATTAAGATGACCTTTTACTAACCAAAAAAGTCTACTTGCTTCCTTTAGATCTGGCTCTGTCACTACTAACTCCTTTAATTAAATGGTCGACTAATTTCAAAACCTTTTATATCAGCTTTATAGTTGTAGTAGTCTCCTAAATAAAAGTATTCGAAACCTAGTCTTTTGTATCTTGCACATTCACTTCTTAAACTTTTGTATCCTAATTTAAGTTTAGGATCTTTATAATTCCATGCAAATTGATCTGCTGCCACTGATAGTTGGCTGGGGTAAAGCAAAATTAAACTAAACGCAATGAGCTCTCCTTGAGTATTACGATAACCTATTACTTCTGTATTTGTTTGTTTTATATCTTCTATAAACAACGGCATAACACTGTCAAATCCTTTATACATAGAATAATCTCTATATATTGAATTGATTTCACCATAGTGTGACTCATCAAGTATTTCGTGTTCTATCTCTTTATAATTTGTTTTTCCTAATTTAACTCTAGTATACATTAAGTTTCCACAACATCATTGTAATATTCTTTGTCCCAGTTTTTATAATAGCCTTTGTTCTTTAACCATTTTCTAGCTGTATTTAACTTTGATTTCTCTTGTATTAATACAAGTCCGTATGTTCCTTGATTTAGTATTTTACCATCTACTTGTTCTATTTCTTCAGGATGATCTTCTAATGCAATGTAACCTCTGCTGTCTAATAAAGGTTTAGTCTTTTCTACAATTTGAGATAACTCTGTAGGAGTTATTCTATTTGGGTTAAAACACAAAACTACAACTTCTTTACCTTTAGGCCAGTGGTATGTATAGTTTTCTAGTTCAGCCGCAATCCACATCTTAATTTCAAATGTTTCATTCAAATAGTGTGTATGCACTGCTCCGTCTAGCCATGCTTTTTTAGCATAGGGACAAGGAGGTAATTTATTAAATGTGAGGGAAGGTGTACTTAAAAATTCAGTAATCCATTTGGACAAAGACTCATTAACTTGTTCGCTTAGCCAGTTCTCTGAAAAGTCTTTCTTTGATAGATTCTTCTTCTTTAGATTTTTCACTGTCATTGTCTTTAGATTTTTTACTGTCATTGTCTTTAGATTTTTTACTGTCATTGTATCCTAAAGTTTTATCTGTATCTTTACTCTTTAGCAGTCTATCCATTGCTTGAAGTCTTGTTCTAAGTGCGGGATTTTCAATAATAGTTGCAAATAATTCAACATATGGTCGTAATGCATCTTGCATAGCAGGTTGAAGTTGTTCACCTTGTACTGCTCTTTTTAAAGCAGTGCCTACTAACATAGCACTATCATCTGATACATCTAATGACTTAACTCCTTGCGCCAATTGAGCTAAATTTAACGAATCAGAATTATCATCTTCGACAAGTTTTTGTTTACTTTTTTTAAGTGTTACGCCTGCTAATTTAGCAAAGTCACTTATGCTGTAATTACCTTCAACTGGCATAGTACCTTGCGGTACATTTACACTTTCTTGTACAATGTTTTGTGGAGCTCCAACACTTTGTTGCGATTGACCTTGCATAGATGCCATCATCTTTGCTTTGTCAGCAGCTCGATCAGTTGGTTCTATTTGAAATAGTTTTTGTTGGAGTTTATTGAAATCCATGTTAGGCTAAGCCTTAACGCATTTGTTTACACGTTTGCCTGCGTTCTTGCCAGTACCGGCTTGTGTACCAGCTCTCTTGTAGCCTTTCCAACACTTATCAGGACCAGCTACTTCATCTAGCTCTTCTTCTGATAAATCTAATGTTGAGTAACTTGGCTTGCCACAATCTTCGCAAGTATTACCTTTGTCTGTTTTAGTTTCTAACATTGCAGATAGTCCGTCTTTGTAACTAGTCTTTTTTGCTTCGGCAACTTTACCTTCAGCAAATTTCATGTCATAATCTAAGCTATGGAATACACTACTCATGTAATCAGCAGCTTTAGTAATTTTAGCTTGTTGCCACCCTTGCATACCTTCTGCTTCACTTACACCTTTTAGCATTTCGTGAAGTTTGATAGAATATTTTGCAATTTTGTATAGATCAGAACGTGCCATTTGAACTTCGTGATCCATCTCGGCTCTTGCAGCTAGGTCACCCAAACCTTCGTTTGTTTTCTTTTTAATTTCTTTATGACGCATTATATCACTCCGTTTTATATATTTAGTTCTTTTTCTTAGTCTTGTTTTGTTTTTTGTTTGGTGTAGCTGCCCTACTAATTGTGCCTATACCACCACTTGCAAAGCCATTTGGTGTAGATGCAACAGCACCTGCACTTGTACCACCTGCTGTAGCAGTTTCACCAATTAAATTTCCTTCATCATCGTATTTTGCATTTTCAGCATCTCTATCTTTAATGTGTTGTCTATTTTTTGCTTCTAATTGATCTCTAATACTTTTTAATAATGCACCAATGTCTGTTTCTCTTGTAATTTTATATTTTCTTATTAATAAGTCTCTAAATGCACTTTCTTGTTGCGAAAATCCTCTACCATACAACATTGCTTCTATTGCATCAGCATCATTCATTAAATGCTTACCGTCGTAGTTTTCTAGTCCTTTGTAATTAGGGTCATAACCAACATCTCTAGATGCAGTGTGGCCTCTAATCATTTCGCCTTCTGTTACTTCAAATACTTTCATAATACTATTTATTCCTACCGGCTTTCATATTGGCACACCAGTGATACATCTTAGCCTTTTCACCACTTGCTTTTTTTGCTTTGGCTCTTAGTTCTGTTACACTACCATTGCAACTTGCGCCTGAACGTTGCACACGCCCTGGTTTGCTTTTGCCTTTTTTAACGCCATCAGCAAAATTTTCAAGTATTTCTAATATTTGATCTTGGTTATATTTGCCACTAACAAAGGCTTCTTTTGCCATTTTAGTTGCGGTTGCATACATAACTGCGTCAGCATCTTTACCATAACGTTTTTTAAAGTCGTCTTTATTCTTTTTCATACCTATAACGTTTTTTTCTTTTTTCTCTTCTTCGCCTTTAGTAAGCTCACGCTCTTCTACAGGCTCTTGCATATGCTGTTTAATATTTTGTGCAGTTCTTTCAAACTTATGATCTTTATGTTTAAATCCTACGCCTCCAGCAGCTTCCCAACTTTGAATATTTTTACCATAATCGTCAATTAGTATATTAGGTGTACCGTCTGGTTGTGTAGCATATTGAGGTTTGTTACTTGTAATAATTATTTCTTCAGGTGGAAAAGATACTAAATGTTTCTTAATCCATTCTTTTTTGTGAGGTTCTGAATTAGGATCACCTGGTAGAGGTGAACTACAAATACTATAAGAACCTTTTACTTGTTTAATTAAATTTAATAAATTTTGTGCATTTGCAGTTACAGGAATTTTAAGCCAAAAGTCATCAGTATCTCTAATCTTTTGGAGTGCATCACTAATTTGATGTTCTTTATCTATATTGCGCCAGTCGTCTACGCCCATTAAGTCACCCCAAGCATTAAAAAAGTCTGCTAATACACCATCCATATCAACATAGATTTTACTTGTATTTGCTAATTCTTTTGCTTCTTTTAAACTTTCGCCTTGTAACATTGCTAAAAATTGTTTATGTTTTTTGCCAAAAGTATTTTTTGCTTTTTTAGGATCTGACTTATACATGCGTAACCATGCTTTATATTGTGGGTCAGCATTAAGAGCTGATCCTAACCAAAATCTAAAACTTTCAGCTAATCCTAAATTAAACAATACGTTTGTACTAGAACCTTTTACTTTTTTACTTAGAGTTGGCGGACGCCCGTCTTTGTCTACTGTGTTACCAAACTTAGCCGCTTGTATTTTAATTTCGTTAGGACCTACATCAGCAGTTGTGTTAACACCTTTTACAATACGTCCGTCTTCAGCTAATTTAATATCTTTGTATCTCATTTTTTACGTCCTCTAAACTTCGGTACGCCTGTCATATGCGGAAGTGTAAACCATAATTTAAACCATTCTAGGTCGCCGGGTTTAATATTATCTTTACGCATTTTTTTTACATTTGCATTTGCTGCATCGCTGAAGTTCTCAAGAGAATATTCTGTGTAACCTTTAAATTCGTTTACACCAGCAAGTTTCTTAAGTTCATCAATACTTGAATACATTATCTTTTTATACCCATTTTGTTAAGAGTAGCAGTGTTAGCTTTCTTAAAATCAGATAGATCTTGATCCTGATCTTTTTTCAAAGCCGCAAGTTTATCATACTTTTTTGGATCTTTATTATTAAGGCTATGTTTTTTACCGGACAATGTTGTCATATCCACTGTTGTACCTTTATCTTTGTCAACGCTTATACCCATAGATCCACTTTTCATTGATGTAGCATCACCACTTATAAGTTTACCACTCATATCATAAGTTCCTTTTTGACCTACTACAACTTTGTTGCCATCAGCATCAACATCTGTATCAAAGTTTACTGTAATTGTTTGTTTAATAGGATTATGTGTTTGTTGTAGTCCGCCTATCTTAGGAGTCATATACAACATCAACTTGCCTTTTGGTGTAAAAATATATGTTCCTGCACCACTTGAAACACTTCTATTACCTTTTGGAGTAGTACCAATACGTGTTCCGTCCTCGCCTGTTCCATCTGGACCTGTAGGTGCTTGTGGAGGAGTAGGCATTTTAGTTGGTTTAATCTGTTTAGGTAATGTTTGTCCTGGTGTTACTTCTGCTTCTTCTACGTTTTCGGCATGCATTGCTGCCATATGCTTTTTATATTTTTTAGTACCTTTTTTGTGTGGACTTTTACCTTCTGTAATACCCATACCTTGTCTTACTGCAGCAAACATTTCGTCTGCTATTTCTGGACGAGGAACACCGCTTCTAAAGCCTGGCTGTTTTTTACCGTTTTCATCTGTCCAGTCTTCAAGTTTCCCTTCAGCAGCAAGTTTCTTAAGTTTACTTGCACTCATGCCTTCAGCACCATCTGCATCTGGATCACGTTCACCTGCACTTACTACTTTAATTGATTTGAATGTATAGTCTTTGCCGTTGTACTTGTTTAATAGTTCTTCAAATGATTGTAAACGATCACTGCCTGCAACATAAATTAATTGTTGGTATCCTAGTGACTCTACTTTTTGTAGTGCTTGTATAATTGTTTTTACTTCTGGATTTCCTATTGTTATATTAGGAAAGAAAAATTTTGCATAGCGTAGTTTATCTTCAAATGATAAAGGATCTGTTTTAGGTTTTTGACTTTGACTTAAGAATATAAAAGGATCACCTGGCTGACTTTTAATAGCATCAACTAGTTTAGCATGTCCAATAGTAGGCGGATTCATTCTTCCGAATGCCATTACTGCTGTCGCTGGTGCTTCAAATAATTCTCTTAGTTTCATTTGTAATCGCCTTGTTTGATTTGTTCCATTTCTTCGCGATATATTTTATCAATTAATGCTTTTCTGTCATCTTGCTTAAATAATTCATCTGGATGACGTACTACGTTATATTTCTTGCAATAACTATTAATACCTTTTTCAACCATTGGTCCAATAAACTTCATAGGATTAACTTTTGATCCTGAATTATGTGTATCAGCACACTTTGACATTGTAGGAAAATATTGACTACGATAAAATGAAGGATCGTTCTTCATGTGTACATGGCAGTCGTCAACAATATCGTATGCTAAACTATCATCATGTTGTAGTTGTAGATCACCTAATTTCATTCTGGCTGTCCTGACTGTTGTGCTGTATAATATTGTAAAAATTCTTTGTGACGTTTGTGCATTGCTGCAACGTCTTTATTTTTCATATACATTTTCAACCATCCTTTATAATGAGGATCGTCTTTTAATTCTTTTTCTTTATCTTTAAAAAAGAAATCTAATATACCTTCATCTAAATCTGTAATTTTCATAATTTACCACTTCCTGCAAGACCAATATCTTGCTTTATGACGCGGACCAGGATTATCACAGTTGTGTCTTGCACGGAAAGAACGTCTTGCTGCTGCATTATTCTTTCTAATTTTCATTGCCTTGCCTTTAACACTGCTTCCACCGTGTCCAAAGTTAACCTTAACTACATTACCTTTTGGATTCTTTACATACACTTTAAACTTTTTAACATCACCTTGCATAGGCTTGCCTAGTTTAACTTTGCGTCCTTGGTAATCTGCTTCGTCAATAACATCATCTTCATTGTACCACATAACACCATACTCTGCAAAGAAATCGTCATCATCGTCATAGGTTTCTTCATCTTCGTTTATTTCGCCGTCTGCAGGTACATATACATCAAAGTCGTCATAACCTTCAGAAAGCAAATAGTTGCTCAGCTTCTGAGCATATTCGTCTGATTCTTCTACAGATAATTGTCTAGATATAGGTATTTCAATAACTGTTGTGTCTAAATCAGTATCATATGTTTCGTAGATAGGAAAGATAGATTCATTTAATTTCTTAGTTTCTTGTTTTTCCATTACAACTGTTATAATATGTTCCATTGTCGTTCCTTAATGATTAAGCAATATACTGCTTACAGTTCCATCGGTCCAGTTGCTAATATATGCTCTTACCCACACATAATTACCTGTAAAATTAAGTAAATGTGTGCCGGTATAATATTGACCGCTGTCATCTGTGCTTGTTAAATTAGTTCCAGTAACAGTAAACCAGTCAGCATCTCCAGGAACTACAGCAAGTGTTGCTTGCAAATCTATTGCACCTTGAAATCCTGATACTGTGTATTGTACTGTGTGTAAACCGTCACTACGTCCATAGTAACCGTCACCTTTGTATTTTTCACCAGTATGGGTTTGTATAGAACTATCCCCTACATGCGTTTGACTTGATAATATTGTTTCACTATTGCTTGGCATAATGTTATTTATCAAGATCTGTACGTTTAATTATTTTATCAATACGGCGTATCTTATTCAACATTAGGTTACATAACTGTAAAGTTTTCTCGTCTCTAGCGTAAAAGTAGTAATTTTCTCCGCTTTGATTTTGTGCTAGGGCGTTTAATGCAACGTCTCCTATCTTAACTTGATTAGAATTAACACTTGCCCAATTAGCAAAGCCAGTACAATTAGTGGTATTACCTAAAGTAACTTTGTATTGATATGCAAAATCATCATCATCAATAATAATAACTCCTGGATGTAATACACCTTTATATTGTTCACTAGGTTCGTGGAAAGAAGT